TATATAGAAATATTAAAAATAGAAAGACCACAATATGAAGTAATAGAAGAAAAGAAAGAATTATTAACAGAGGAAGAAAAAGAATATTTAAAACTAGTTTTAAAACTTGAAATCAATAAAACAATCGCTATTAAAAAAACAAGAAATAGTGCTGGAAATATGCATTTAAATTTATTATATGGAAATGGAATAGCAGATGGATATTATAGAGCGATAAAAGACGATTATTTTAAAAATTTAGAAAAAAACGTAATATACACATTAAAAGAATTGGGGTTAAAAGATGAATAAAACAAATATAGAAGAAGATATAAAGATAGTAAATGATTTCTTAGTAAAAATGAAGTCAGATTTTAGAACAGGACTGGGGTATAAAGAAGAAATACAAGCAATAGAAAACATATTAGCAGATAGAGAAAGACTAGAAAAAGAAAATGAAAGATTATCTAACTACAGATATGAGAATAGCTATTGTATAGAAAATACAAATTTAATAACAAAAGATAAAATAGCTAGTATTCAAAAAAATACTTATAAAATTGAAATAGAAGATAATGTATTTGTAGATATTAAAGAATTGTATGTCAAAGCAAATAAGTATGATAGTTTAATAAAAGAGATAGAGAATAAAATAAAAGAAATAGGAGAGTATTCAGATACAGCAAGAGAATTAATAGAAGAAAAAATAATTATTGCAGATAGTGACAGTTTGAATTTCGGAAGACAACAAGCACATAACAAAGACAGAGAAGTATTAAGAGAACTATTAGATAAAGAAAAGGAGAAATATAATGTGTGAAGTATTAACAATAGAAAAAAATGTATAAGGAGGTCAAAACAAAATGAACATACGCAATGCAGATATAAAAGAATTAAGAGATAGCCATGAGCTACATCAGTGCAATTGGGCTAGAAGATGTTTAGATAATATAGAAAAAGAGATGAAACAATTACAAGCTAAAGCGAATAAGTATGATAATTTAGTAAAAGAGATAGAAGAACAATGTAAAAGAGACATAGAGCAAGCACGAAAAGAATATAAAATAACGCTAAGTGATAGACAGGATGGAATTAGAGAAGAAGCTCAAAATATTTTAGAACTATTAGATAAAGAAAAATCAAATAAGCAGGAGGCAAACAAGATGTGTGAATTTTGTAATGCAAAAGTATATGTAAAAACTCAAAAGATAATGAAAAATATATTAGCACCTCTTACACATACAGAAGAATTAAGACAAGAACTAGAAGATTTAACAGGAGAAAGATATTTAGAAGTTAAAGCAAATTATTGTTTTATGTGTGGAAGAAAACTAATATAAAAAAACAAAACACTCATATTTCTACAAGTGCTTTGTGGAGTGTGTGAGACTTGAACTCACTCTTCATGCGTTTCAAACAAGCGTGCTAACCAGTTACGACCAACACCCCGTATGAAAATATAGTAACATAAAATTATTAAAAAGTCAAACACTAATATTGAGGTGTTAGTATTGGCAGACAAGGAAATCATTAAATTATGGAGAGAAGGACTAAATAAATATAAATTAGCAGAAATATATAAGAGTAGATATAATCACAGAATAAGAATAATAAGAAGTGAAATGCCAAACAGGCATGCAGGAAGATATATAAGTAATTATGAAGCGTTAGCTTATGTAGAACGAGCAATTTTAAAATATTTAGAAAGTCAAAGGAAGTGAAGAAAAATGTATAAAGTAGTTAGAAAATTAAATGAAGATACATTAGAAGTTTTTAGTACTTTTAACAATTTAAAAGAAGCAGAAAATGTGGCAAGAGCAATAGAAGTGTTTTTAGGATATAAAGGAATATTTATAATTGAACAATTTTAAAATATTTAGAAAGTCAAAGGAAGTGATAAAAATAAAACAAATGAATTATGAAAGTGTAACAATAAAGAATATTGAAAACGTTATAAAAACAGGATACATAACAGGATTTGAATGTGACGGAGATAATAAAGTATTAATTGTAAGTGAAGTTGAATGCAAAAGAATAGAAGAGGCTTTTAATGAATTACAAAAAAGTGTAGAAAATGTAGTAAGTACAATAAGTGAAACTTTTAAGAATATGTATAATACATTTAATTCAATATTTGAAATTTTCTCAAACAAATTAAACGGAAAAATAACTAAGAAAAGATTTATAAAATTACTTCAAAGTGAAGGAATCCAACGAAATACAATTAACAAAATAATTAAAAACAATAAAGAAGAATATACATATTCAAGATATTTAGATACATTAAAGAAGTTAGAAGGAAGGAGTACTTATGATAGATAAGCTGACATTTAAAGAAAAGTTAATTCAATATTGCGATATAAAAGAAGAGATAAAAGACTTAAAAAAGAGAATAGAGAAAATACAAAAGCAAAGTAGTTGTGTTTCCGATGTAGTACAAAACGGATATAAAAGACATGCAGTAATATCAGGATACGATATTAAAAGACAGCATAAATTAGATACTTTAGAAGCTATTTTACAAGAAAGAGAAGATACATTGCTAGATATTCAAATAGAAGTTGAAACATTTATAGATACAATACCAGATAGTAAAATAAGAAAAATATTTACATATAGATATATTGACAGAATGAGTTGGATACAGATACAACATAAAATGAAATATAACGATGAAAGTAAAGCAAGAAAAAAACATGATAGATTTTTAGAAAAAATTGCATAATGTCCGTTCTGTCCGTTTTTAGTGTGGTATAATTAGTAAAATGGAATTAATATAGTTGTTGCAGATATGGAAAATATCTCATTAGGCCGAGTAACATTTCCCCTAAAATAAAAATGGTAAATATAGGGTAATTAATCAGGAAAGAACTTAACAATAGTTAGGTTCTTATTTTTATACACAAAAGAAGGTGTTTAAAATGTCAAGTAGCATGATCGCTAAAGAAATAGATGAAGAAAATAAGAGAGAAAAAGCAATAAAAGAACTACTAAAATGTAAGAAGTGTATTTATTTCGATAAAACAGTTTATAGGTGTAAAGAAAAGGAGTGTATAAAATGGGAACTCATCACAAATCAAATAAAGAAGTAAGAAAAAGAAAATATGCGGAACAATTTGCGAGAACAGCAGAAAATAAAAAGAGAAAAGCAGAGAAAAGACAGAAAAAGTTAAAAAACTAAAATAAAATTGGTAGAACAAGGTATGTCACATAATAATTCGGTATAGTGACCTCCTTTCATTTCTTTAAATAAGCATAAAAACCTTTGCTTAGCCAATGCCGAAATAAATGAAAATCATATTCTATATATGCTCTGTATAGTTTAATTGGTAAAACAACAGTCTCCAAAACTGTAAGATATAGGTTCAAATCCTATTACGAGTGCCAAAAATATATTATTACCCAAGTGCTAAACTACAATATCATGTAGCTTGGAATTATCCGACAAGTAGTCAGATAGACGGATACGTTTATAAGGTTGCTTTTTATGTGTAGTAATACATGTAGAGGAGAGGTAAAACTCAATACTGGATAATGTGCAAATATTATCGCTTAATAAAACACTAGAGTTGTCGTAGTCATAATAGACGCCTAAGTTAGGAATAAGCCTATAACTTATACTGTAGCAAGTATAAAGCAATGTAGGTAATGCTAAATAAGACTATTTCTCGTGAAGTTCTTGAAAAGGAACTATAAGACATAACTAGGTTAAAGTAGCTCAAACGAGATAATTTTTGGAAAATTAGGATATTAGAAGAATTTAATATCAAAAGCAATTATCTGAATGATGGGTGAAATTTAAGAGTAAACAATCTCTTATGTGCTAGAAAGGGACAAGAAGTATAGAGGTCGCAACTTTATGCTCAGACTTGTTCTCGCAGTGGTTGAATAATTAAGAGAGATAACTATTTGTAAGAGGAAACTCTAATAATATATTTTATTATATTTAAATGGCAAATTAATCTACAAAGTGTAGAGCTGTCCTGCTAAGACATGCGTATCTTAAAAAGGTATATGGTGCAAGTCCATAGTTTGTCGCCAAAATGTATTAATTGAACAGTATTGAATAGTTCTGAACAGTACTGAACAGTAAAAAAGAAAGAAGGGATTTGTATGGAAGATTTACAAAAAGCAATACAAGAAGCAGTTAGAAGTATTACAGATAGAACAAATAATAATATAGATAAACCTATATTTGAATTTGTAGCAACTTATGACGCAGGAAGTTTAACAAAATTTATTGGAAGTTAGGAGGAATTTCAATGAAACGAAACTGGACTAAATCAGAAGCAGAAAAATATATAAAGAATGCAAAACAAAAAGGACTAACATATTTAAGTGCTATAGATTATTTGAAAAATCATAAGACTATGAGTCCGATAATATAGGATAGATTAAAACAAACATAAAGTAGGTGAGTGAGGTGGCAAAGTCAAAATGGGAACAAGTTAAAAATAAATTAGTATTGGTTGAAGGTTGGGCAAGAGATGGATTAACAAATGAACAAATAGCAACTAATCTAGGAATTGGCAAAACTACATTTTATAAATTAGTAAAAGAACATTCCGAACTTTCCGAACTCCTTAAAAAAGGAAAAGAAGTAATTGATTATGAAGTGGAAAATGCCTTATTAAAAAGAGCATTAGGATACGAATATGTAGAGACTACCAGAGAACGAACATGGAATAAAGATAAAGAAATATACGAAACAATAGTTACTAAACGAGTAACAAAACAAGTTGCCCCAGATACTATAGCACAAATATATTGGTTGAATAACAGAAAGCCTAAGCAGTGGAGAAATAAAGTAGACATTGAAGATGAAACCAGTAAGGCTACATTACAGAAACTAGACGAAGTGTTAAAGAACATTGGTGGTGTTGTCTAATGTTTTCAGAAAAACAAACAGAATTTTTAAATAATGCTAATAGGCGTTGGAATATAAAGTATGGTGCTACAAGAAGTGGGAAAACATTTTTAGACTACTATGTGATACCTAAAAGAATAAGAAATGTAACAGGTAAAAATGGATTAAATGTTATCTTAGGCAATACAAAAGGAACATTGCAAAGAAATGTAATAGAGCCATTACAAGATATATGGGGTACAGAGCTGGTATCTGATATTAAATCAGACAATACAGCTTTTTTATTTGGCGAAAAATGTTATTGTTTAGGTGCAGATAATATAAAGCATGTAAATAAAATAAGAGGTGCTAGTTTTAAGTATTGTTATGGTGATGAAATTGCAACTTGGAATCAGGAAGTATTTGAAATGCTTAAATCGAGATTAGACAAACCGTATAGTAAGTTTGATGGCACATGCAATCCAGAGGGTCCGAGTCACTGGCTAAAGAAGTTTTTAGATGGAAATGCAGACATATATCAGCAAAAATATACATTGTACGATAATCCATTTTTAAACAAAGAAGTATTACACAATCTAGAGACAGAATATAAAGGAACAGTATTTTTTGATAGATTTATATTAGGGGATTGGAAAGCAGCCGAAGGTACTATATATATGCTATTTGCAGATGAGACCGAAAGCTTTTTAGTAGATAAACCAAGCGAACAAATATCAATAGTAACATTTGGTGTAGATTACGGTGCTGGAAAATCTAAAATAAAGTTTGTAGCAAGTGGAATAACATATAATTTTCAAAAAGTTTATGGATTAGATGAAATGGATTTAGAGGGAATTTATGATCCAGAACAAATATACGAAAAATTTATAGAGTTTTATAAAAGAGTATACAGTCAATATGAAAAAGGACAGTATGCTTTTTGTGATTATGGAGCATTAGGAAATGTAATAACCTTAGGATTAATTAGAAGATGTCAGAAAGAAGGATTACCAGTGCAAATTGTAGATTGTTCAAAAAGTTTAATAAATGACAGAATATTTTTAAGTAGTACATTAATGGCACAAAAAAGATTTTACATATTAAGAAAAAATAAAAACTTAATTAAAGCTTTTCAAGAAGCATTATGGAATGATAAAAAACCAGATGAAAGGCTAGATGATGGAACTACAGATATAGACAGCCTAGACGCTTTTGAATATTCAATAAATAGCTTCTATGAAAATTTAATAAACGCAAGGAGATGAAATATGAATTTACAACAATTTTTTCAAAGTAAAGGATACGATATATCAGAAAAACTAAATTGGGATAAATATCTCGATTTGTGGGAAAGTTGGTATAAAGGAAAAGTAAGAAAATTTCACAATTATTATATATATAATGGACAAAAGAGAGTAAAAAAGGAAAAGAAATCTTTACAAGGTGCTAAGAAAACATGCGAGGATTGGGCAGACCTTCTTTATAACGAAAAAGTAAAAATAAACCTAGGAAAAGACGTAGATACAAAACAGTTGAATAAAATACTAAATCAAAATAATGCTACTGTTTTAATAAATCAAGGTGTAGAAAGAAGTTTTGAACTAGGTACAGGAGCTTTGGTAGTATCTATTCAAGATATGATAGTAGATGAAGATAAAAATATAATAGATGTAACTAATGCAAAGCCTAAGTTGGAATTTGTAGAAGGTAAAAAGATATACCCTTTAAGTTGGCAAGGAACAGAAATAAAAGAATGCGCATTTGTAACATATAAAACAATAAAGGGTGTTAATTATATATATATTTCTATGCATGTCTTTAATGAAATAGGAAATTATGAGATACAAAACTATAAATTCAAAGCACAAAATAGAAATATAGTAGTAAGTCCAATAGAAAACGAAGATGGATTTGTGAATACATTTGATACCAAAAGCGAAATACCTTGGTTTTCTATAATAAAACCTAATATATGTAATAATATAGACAGTGATACGCCATTTGGAATATCTGTATATGCTAATAGCATAGATGTATTAAAGGAACTAGACGATGCTTACAATGAGTTAGGAAACGAACCCGTTTTAGGTAGAAGAAGAACGTTTATATCCGAAGAAATGATGGCATATGACAGTGGAAACGAAATAATGACATTTGACCCAGAAGATATATCGATTTATCGAATGCCGAAAGGTTTTGATAAGAACAGTATGATACAGCATGATAGTTCAGACTTAAGAACAGATAAATTACAAGAAGATGTGCAGTTTCAACTTAACATATTATCTTCTAAGGTAGGCTTTGGTCAACAAAGGTATAAATTTAACCAAGGACAAATACAGACTGCGACAGGGGTAATTAGTGAAAATAGCGATATGTTTAGAACAATAAAGAAGCATGAACAAGTGTTAGAAAATAGCTTAAGAACTATTATAACAGCTCTGGCATATGCTTCTTCTACTTTTTCAAATTACAACATAGACGCAAGTACAATAGTTATAGATTTTGATGATAGCATAATAGAAGATAAAGGAGCAGAACAAATAAGGGCACAGACAGAAGTAGCAAATGGAACTAGAAGTAAGAAATCTTATATGAAAAATATAAGAAATATGACAGATAAAGAAATTGAAACAGAGTTACAAGAAATTCAGGAAGAAAAACAAAACAGTCAAAAAGCATTTGGTTTTGAAAAAGAGGAGTAAAATATGCTAACTCAGAAACAGTGGAATTTAATAGAAAAGCAAGCAAATAAACTATATAATAATCTAGAATTACAAATAATACAAGAAATAGCAGAAAGAATAGCAAATGTAGGGTATGCAAACACAGTTGTATTAAATAACACCTTAATAGCTCAAGAAATGGGTATATTATACCAAGATATAGTAAATCAAGTAGCACAATATAATAATTCTACAGAAATAGAAATTGAAAAAATATTTGAAGAAGCTGGAATAAAGTCATTAGAGTATGACGACAAAATATATAAGATAGCGGGATTAGAAACAACCCCATTAAAGCAAAGCAAAAGTATGTGGCAATTATTAGAAGCGACAGCACAAAAAACAAATAATAATTTAAATAACCTAACGATGACAACAGCTAAAACAACACAAACGCAATTTCTTAATGCAATGAATAAAGTATATATGGAAGTGTCAACAGGTGTAAAAAGCTATTCACAATCAGTAATAGATACAATAAAAGAAATAGGTAATCAAGGGACATATATAGAATATCCATCAGGGCATCATAGAAGTGCAGAAAGTGCAGTAAGAACGAATATAATAACGTCGGTAAATCAAACATGTGGCAAGCTACAGCTAATGAGGGCTAAAGAATTAGAATGGGACTTAATGGAACTTACAGCACATGGAGGAGCAAGACCAGAACATGCAGTTTGGCAAGGAAAAATTGTAAGTTTGAGTGGGCAAGCACGGTTATTTAAGTTTAAATGATATAGGATATGGAGAAGCAACAGGGTTTAAAGGTGTAAATTGTAGACATGATTGGCGACCATACTACAAAGGTAGTACAAGAACATATAAAGATAAAGAACTAAAAGAAATGGCAAATGAAACTGTTTCATACAATGGTAAACAAATAGATAAATATGAAGCAAGTCAAATACAAAGAGGAATAGAAAGGCAAATAAGAAAAGACAAAAAAGACATAGCAGGTTTGCAAGGAATTTTGACATCCAACACAAAAGATGATGGGCTAATAGAAAAAACAAAGGTGGACTTATTAAATACACAAAATGAATTAAAGCACCATAATTCAACGTTAAATGACTTTATAGAGCAAACTAAATTCAGAAAGGATTATTCAAGGTTACAAATTTAGTTATTAAAATTTCATATAAATCAAAGACGTAGAAACACGTCTTATTTTAACGTCTTTTTACTTTATTACAGACATTAAAGAATAATAAAGGTGTGGGAATTACTTTATTACCCAAATAAAAATGGAGGTTATAAAACATGGAAAATGAAAAAGAACCAGTTACTCGGAACTGAAGAAAAAACTGAGGGGACAGTTACAGAACCTGTTGAAAAAACTGAAAAGGCTGAAATAAAGACTTTTACCCAAGAAGAAGTAAATGCAATGCTAACAAAAGAAAGAAAGAAAATGCCTAGTAAAGAGGAATTACAAGAATTTAATACTTGGAGAGAAAATCAAAAAACAGTAGAACAAAAACAGGCTGAAAAAGAAACAGAGTATCAAAAAGCACTATTAAAGAATACAGAACTCGAAAATGAAAACAAGGTTTTTAAGGCTGGTGTTGAAAAAGATAGTGTTGATTATGTTGCTTTTAAGGTTTCTAAAATGGAAGGAGATTTTGAAGAAAACTTGACTAAGTTTTTAAAAGAAAATCCCAAATACTTAGGCAATAACGAACCTAAAATTGTAAAAAAGGTTTCTTCAAGTATGAGTTTAACAGGAAAAGAAACATTAAATCAAAACGAAACAAACCAAAAAATGAACGATTTAATACGTTCAGCAAGAGATTAGTAGAAAACTAGTCTTTTTTATTTTAAATTTAAAGGAGGAAATAATCATGGGACAAATGATTTCAAGAAGTGATGCAGAAACTTTAATAGACGAACAAGTTTCAAAAGAAATAATAGAAGGAGTTGTGAAACAATCAAAAGCAATGTCAATGTTTAGAAGATTACCAAACATGACATCAAACAAAACAAGAATGAGAGTATTAGACTCTTTACCATTAGTGTATTGGCAAGATAGTGATACATCTAGAAAAAAATTAACAAAAATGGCATGGGACAAAAAATATATTGTAGCCGAAGAAATGGCTGTAATAGTTCCAATCCCAGAGTCAGTATTAGATGATGCCGATTATGATATTTGGGGAGAAGTAAAACCTAGAATTGAAGAAGCGGCAGGAAAAAAATTCGACCAAGCAGTATTTACAGGAGAAGATAAACCAAAAGGTTTTAGAGCTGATTTAATAACTTCTACTCTAAATGTAGGAGCAGTTGTAAATCCATTAAGTACATTATATTTATCAATTGATAAAGCAATGTCTTATGTTGAAGAGAGTGGATATAATCCAACAAGTATACTAGGTGGGATGAATATAAAATCTGCATTTAGAACAATGTTAGACAATAATGGACAACCAATAAAGGGAACAGAAATCGATAGTTTATCTAGAGCATACGTAGATAATGGTGCATGGGATAAAAAATTAGCACAAATGTTAGTAGGAGACTTCTCACAAGCTGTTTATTCTATCAGACAAGATATGACGTTTAAAGTATTAGATCAAGCAATAATACAAGACCCAGCAACAGGAGAAATAATTTATAACTTAGCACAACAAGACATGGTTGCATTAAGAGTTGTTATGAGATTAGGTTGGGAAGTTCCAAATCCAATAAATGCTTTACAACCAGACGAAGCAGTAAGATTTCCTTTTGCTGTTATTTTACCTAGTACATATACAGAAGATAGAGTAGATGTTGAATTTACTGTAAAAGATACTTCCGCTACAGCAATTGAGGGAGCAAAAGTAAACTTCAATGGCTTAGTAAGAAAAACAGATACTACAGGAAAAGCAACATTTAAATCTGAAAAGAACTCTAGTGGATTATACAGAGTAACACACGAAGATATGAAAAGAGATGTCTCAGGACAAGTTGATGTTGCAGAAAGTAAAGCAACTGTAAACATATCTTTAGCATTAAATACAACACCATTGGTGGAAAAATACACAATAACATACGATGCAAATGGTGGAACTGGTTCAATAAATTCAGTAGAAGTTGAAGAAGGAAAATTTGTTACTTTAAGTGATGGTACAGGATTAACAGCTCCAACTGGTAAAACTTTTAAAGGTTGGGCAAAATCAAGCACAGCACAAAATCCAACAGTAACAAGCCCATTTACGCCAACAGCTGATACAACATTATATGCAATATATGGAGAATAGGAGGTAAAAAGGCATGTTAAAGTACATAAATCAAGAAGAATATAAAAAGTTGTTAGGTACAAAAAACGTGCCTAACAACTTCAATAAATTAGCAATAGAAGCAAGTAATTATATTAATCATAATACTCATGGAAGAATTGATAAAAACAATATTCCAGAGAAAGTGAAATATGTTACTTGTTTAATTATTGATTTACTTAATGAACAAGAAATAAAACTATCTGAAATAGGAAATCTTAAATCACAGGAAATTGAAGGTTGGAAAGAAAGTTATTCTACACCAGAAGAAATAAAAAAAGATTACGATAATAAAAAATATTCTGTTTTACAAACTTATTTATGGAATGTAATAGGGATTGACGGACAACTACTATTGTATTGTGGGGTGTGTTAGATGAATAAAAGATTTTTTATGCACCAAATAACAATTTATCACTTTAACAATGACGAAACTGTTACGAGATTGCCATTTAACGAAGTTTATTTTAGGCACAATAAAAAGACTAATCTAATAGACAAACGGACTTGAAAAATGAAGTACAGGCTCAATAACAATACCTACTACTGAAAAGATAGATATTTGTACAGATGATTATGTGGTCGAGGGAATTGTAGAAGATGAATTTGATTTAAATATCCTAATGAATAAATATCAAGTATTTAAGGTAGTTAGTGTTGATGATAACAGAAAAGGTAAACTACAGCATTACAAAATTGGAGTAAGTGAATAATGAAGCTGAATATAAAAGTAAAAATGAATAGTACTAATAAAATAATAAAAGACCATGGACTAGATAAAAATGGAAAAGTGACAGAATTTCTGCGAGATACTGTTTATAGATTATATGAACCATATGTTCCAAGAGAGAATGGCGATTTATATAGGCAAGCAACATTTCCAAACAAGCATTCAATAAAACATATAGCTCCTTATTCGCATTATCACTATAAAGGAAAAAAGGCAATAGGAGCTAGTAGACCAAAAGGTGTAAAAAGGAGAATTTCTAATGAAAATATGAAGTACCAAGGAGCACCCAAAAGAGGAGCTGAATGGGACAAACGTATGATGAATGATAAACGTAGCGAAGTTTGCAAAGATGTAGAAAACTTTATAAAAAATGGAGGAAAGTAATGGAAGAATCAAAGATGGAATTGATAAAGGAATTTATTGAGACATGTCCATTGTTAAAAGGTGGAAAAATTAATGTAGATTATTTAAAAGATAAGCCACAAAGTTACTCTATTGATAGAACGCCAGTACAGCCAGATGTAAAAAAGTTTACAGATGGAATTGGGGGTAAGTATCAAATTGCTTTTGATTTTACTGTTACAGCCCCTATCTCAAGTCAATCAATAGTAAATTTGGCCAATTCAAAATTTTGTGAAGATTTTATGGAGTGGATAGAAACACAAAATAGGATAAAGAATTTTCCTAAAATAAAAGGAGCTTTTTCTATTAAGTGTACAAGTGCACGGGTATGTTTTACAAAAAACAGAAACAACAGCAATATATATTATTCAAATGAATTTTATATATTATGAATTTTAAAATAAAAAGGAGGAAATAAAAAATGCAAGAAGGTCAAGTATATAATAGGGCTGATATTGTTAATTTTATGGGATTAACATTAGATGCAACAATTTTCTATAGAATGAAAGGCTTTACCGATGCAGGTAAAAGCATGAATGCATCAACTTATGATAGAAGATACGTTGATGAGAAGACAGAACGTTCTGATGTAGTAGCATATGCTACTGAAATTGCTTATGGTTTTGATAGAATGTATGGAAATAATGTACATGATGTTATTTCAAAAGTTCACGATGAAGAAATAGTTGGTTTCAATATACCTATTATAACTGTAAACTTTAACGAACCAACAGAAAGTGGGTACAAAGCTAAAATGAGGGTATGGTCTGTTCAGCCTGACTCAGATGGAGATAGTACAGATGCCTATACATATTCAGGAGCATTCAAAGCTAACAGTTCTATAATAACAGGTGTAGCAAAAGTAGAAACAGGAAATACAAACGATACTACAACAATTACAGCTATAACATTCACAGCAGATGGTGAACAAGCAACACAACTTGTAACATTCAATGTATCAGATGAAGAAGGACAAGTTGCAAATGCAAAAATAGTCGTAAATCATGGAAATATAATTTATACAGACATAAATGGTATTGCAATGATAGATTTGCCAAAAGAAACATATTCAAAAGTTTCAATTAGCAAAACAGGATATACCACACAAAATGATGTGTCAATTACTATTGCTGATACAGCAGTATATAAAACTATAACATTAGTAAAGGCTAGTTAATGCTAGTCTTTACTGTATTTAGGAGGAGAAAATGAAAATACTAGACATAGAAGTAGATTTCGATTTTTTAGATGCTGATGATATGGAAAGATTTGAGAGTGAAGCAAAAAAAGTTAAAGAAGAATGTGAGTTAAAAAGCAAAAAAGAAATGAATTATTCTCAAGTTATAAGAGAAGAATGTGAAATTATAGAGAGATTCTTTGATAATGTATTTGGTCAAGGAATATCTAATGAACTATTTAATGGGAAGAAAAATTTAAACGACCATATAAAGGCATTTGAGGAAATAATAAATCAAAAGAATGAACAGCAAAAAGGATTAGAAAATGCATTGAATAGATATCAACCTAATAGAGCTCAAAGAAGATATAATCAATTTAGAGGAAATAGAAGATAATGAAAGTAAATATTTTATTAGATAGATTGCCTCAATATACACAAAATGGTTTGAAATTAAGAACTGATTTTAGAGAAAGTATAAAATTTGAACTATTAATGCAAGACAACAAAATCGATGAACAAACAAAAATAATGCAAGCTTTAACTCTATATTATTATGATATATCAAAAATAAATAATATAAAGCAAGCAATAAATGATATTCTGTGGTTTTATACTTGTGGAAAACAAGAGATTAACATTGAGAATAATAATGGTAAAAATACAGGATTAAAAAAACAAATTTATAGCTATGAATTTGACGATGAATACATATACAGTGCATTTATGGAACAATATAAAATAGACTTAAACAGCATAAAGTATTTACATTGGTGGAAATATAAAGCATTAATTAATAGTTTAAATGAAAATATTCATTTTGTAAAAATAATGAGTTATAGAGCGATAGATTTATCCAAAATAAAAGATAAAGATACAAAAATGCATTATAAAACTCTGAAAAAACAATACGCTCTACCAGATATGAGAACTACAGAGCAAAAAGAAGCAGATTTTGGAAAGGCGTTTTGGTAATCATGATAAAGATAAAAGAAATAAGTTGAAATATGAAAGAATTTATATTATACTTTTCTAAAAGGGGGACACTATGAAGTTTGGAGTTAGAAAAGTAAATATAAAAAATAGAATAAGAACTAGAACAACAGGAAAGATAAAAAGAAAAACAAAGAAGATGGTTAATCCATTTTATGGAAAAAAAGGAGTAGGTTATTTAAAAGACCCTAAAAAGGCAGTTTACAACAAAGTGTACAATAAAACAACGGTTAGTAAAGATAAGTTGTTTAAATCTACAGGAAATTGGTTAGCAGATATATTCATATTTCCAATTATGTTTGTGTATTATTGCTATAAATATCTATTTTACGCAATAATTTGGGGAATAAAAAAGTTCATAAGCCTTTTTAATAAAAAAGATGAATAGAAATGCGAAGACACCTAAAGGGTGTCTTTTAGTATGGAGAAAAATATGAAGGAAATCAAAAAAATAAGGTGTCCTTTTTGTAATTATGAAATGCCAATTTGGTATGATAAACAGAAATCAAAAGCAGAAGGGATTTTTGTAAGGTGTAAAGGTAGAAAGTGTAGAAGAGAATTTGAAATAAAAATAAATGTCAAGTAGTGCCAGATGAGCCGATGACTAGAAAGGAATTTCTAAAATGTCAGATGGCTCAGTAACAATTGATACAAGTTTAAATAATGATGGCTTTAAAAGTGGCTTAAGTAAATTAGGAAGCATAGCAAGTAAAGGATTAAAAGGAGTAACAGTAGCAGTTGGAGCAGTTGCAACAGCTTTCACAGGTATAGTAACAGCAAGCGTAAGTGCAAGAGGAGAACTTGAGCAACAAATAGGTGGTATAGAAACACTTTTTAAAGGCAGTGCAGATAAAGTAATAAACAATGCAAATAGAGCTTATAAAACAGCAGGAATGCATGCAAATGAATATATGCAAATGACAACTTCTTTTGCAGCAAGTTTACTGCAATCACTTGCTGGAGATACAGATAAAGCTGCAGATATAGCAGATATGGCAATGACTGATATGTCAGACAACGCAAATAAAATGGGCACAAGCATGGAAAGAATAACAGACGCATATCAAGGATTTGCAAAACAGAATTATACAATGTTAGACAACTTAAAACTTGGTTATGGTGGAACAAAAACTGAGATGGAAAGACTGTTAGCAGATGCTCAAAAAATTACTGGAATAAAATATGACATAAGTAATTTGAGCGATGTATACAGCGCAATCCACGTTATACAGGAAGAATTAGGAATAACGGGAACAACTGCAAAAGAAGCATCAGAAACATTGCAAGGTAGTTTTTCAGCTATGAGCAGTGCTTGGAATAATTTTTTAAGTGGTTCAGGAGATTTAGGTCAAGTAGTAGATACTGCTACAGATGTAGTAACTAATCTCGTTAGAATAATAAATGAAGCTATTCCAAGTATAATATCCAATATCACAGAGTCTTTACCACAGCTACTAGAATTAGGAGCTAGCATTTTAAATCAGTTAATAACTGGGATAGTAACATATTTACCTACATTAATGGAAAGTGCAGGTCAAATACTAAATAGTTTAGCTCAAGGAATAATTAATATTTTACCACAATTAATTCCTGTTGCATTGCAGGTAATTCAAATGTTTGCAACAGGTTTGATTTCATATTTACCACAAATAATAGAAGTGGGAATGACACTTTTAGCAGAGTTAATAAAAGGTATTGCTCAAATGTTGCCAGAATTAATTCCAATGGCAATACAGTGTATTGTAACATTAGTAACTACATTATTAGACAACATAGACATGATAATAGATGCAAGTATTCAACTGATAATAGCATTAGCAGAAGGACTTATAGAAGCACTACCTATATTAATAGAAAAAATCCCTGTTATAATAGAAAAATTGATTAATGCTATAATAGAGAATTTGCCTAAAATAGTACAAATGGGTATTACTTTGATTATAAAGTTAGCAGAAGGTTTAATAAAAGCTATACCATCACTAATAAAAGCTATACCGCAAATAATAAGTGCGATATTAAATGGATTAGCTCAATTACCTCACATGGTTTTAGAAATTGGTAAAAATATCGTAGAAGGATTATGGAATGGTATAGTTAATGCTAAAAATTGGATTGTAGATAAAGTAAAATCGTTTGCTAAGGGCATTTTAGACGGAATGAAAGAAGCACTTGGCATACATTCTCCATCAAGATTATTTAGAGATGAAGTTGGAAAGTATATAGCATTAGGTGTAGGAGAAGGTTTCAACAAAAATATAGAAAGTGTATACAAAGATATGAAGTCAACTGTAGATTTTGAAACACAAAAATTGAATACCAATTTAACTACACAAGCTACTTTAAATATGGAAAAAGAAAATGGAGGAACTATTAATAATGATAATAAAACTACAATTAATAATACTCAAAATTTCTATGAAAAAAATACAACACCTTACGAGGAACAAAAACAAGCAAAACAACAACTAAGGAGGTTAGTATATGGACTATAAGCAAAATCTTATATTTAAGAGTAATAATAAAGTGCTAAAAATGAATAGCAATGAAGACATAAAGATATTAGACATAAAAGGAATAGAAGCAAGCTCTTATACTATAAACACAGCTAATTCTGAACAAGATGGGTCTACTGTAACTTCTGTAAAAGTGGAACCACGAGAAATGATTATAACTGGAGACATTGAAAAGAATCAAAGAGAACTACAACGTAGAGAAGATCTAATAAGATTTTTCAATCCACAAAAAGATGGAGAAATGTTTATAACAAGAAATAATATTGAAAGGAAGATACAATATAGAGTATCTTCCTTAGATTTTAGAACCAATAAAATGTCTAATTACATAGAATTTACTTTAGAATTAGAAAGCACAGAAGACCCATATTTTTCAGACGCCAAAAATAGAGGAAACTATCTAACACTTATAAGTCCACAATTTACATTTCCACTTGTAATAAATCCGACTAAAATAATGGGATATAGAACATTTAAGCCAGTAATGCCACTCGTAAATGATGGAGACAAAGAAACAGGTATAGAGATAATAGTAACTGCAAAACGAGGTAAAATGGACAATATAAAGCTAACACTAAATAACAAAGAATACATACAAGTAAATAAAACGTTAAATCAGTGGGATATATTGAAAATAAATACAAATCCACGAAAAAAATCAGTTACTTTAAACGGAGAAAACATCATAAATAGAATAGACAGAAACAGCACATTCTTTAGCTTAAGAATAGGAAAAAACATATTAAAGTATGAATGTGATAATGGAAGTACAAATATAGACATAGATGTACAATTTTATAGAAAGTATTTAGGAGTATAGTATGGAATTATTATTATTGGATAAAGAATTTCAAATATGTGGTTTGATAGATGACTTTTCTAGCTTGGTTTGGAATAGGAAATATTACGAATGTGGAAGTTTTAATTTACAATTTAACATTAAATATATACAACAATTTGAGAATGCAAAATACTTGCATTGCAAAGAATTTCTAGAAACAGCCATATTGGAAACACTAAACTTTAAGACCTCAAAACAAGGAATATCGATACAACGTTCTGGAAGATTTTTGGAAAGTAAATTATCTCAAAGAGTAATTCATACAACGCAAAACTTTAAAAATATGTTAACAGAAGATATTATACGTAGTCTAGTAAATACGTTCTGTATAAATGCTGAAATTAGAACGATACCAAACTTAATTTTAGGGAAACGTAAAGGACTAGGAAGAATACGTACAATGCAGATAACAGGAGATAATCTACTAGATAAGATTTATGAACTCTGTAAAGAAGATGAGTTAAGTATAAGTATTTGGTATGACTTTGACAACAACAAAATGGTGTTTGAAGTGTGGCAAGGATTAGATAGAAGAGATACGCAAAATATAAATAGCTGGGCTATATTTTCGAGAAATTTTGAAAATATTACAGAAGATGAATACTCAAACAATGAAACTAAATATTGCAATTTTGCTTATGTTATGGGAGAAGTTGAGGAACAAGTAGGGGTTAATGAAGATGGAACAAATAAAACAACAAAAAGGCGTGTAGAAGTCATGGTAGACAGAATAAGAGCTGGCGAAGAACGAAAAGAATTGTATGTAGATGCTAGAGATTTACAAAAAGATGAAGATACTACAGAAGAGGAATATCTGGAGACATTAAAAGAAAGAGGAATATCGAAACTAAATGAAAATAACAAAGTAGAGATAGCATATTTTAATGTAGATTCTCTTGCAAATTTAAAATATAAGAGCGATTTTGATTTGGGCGATAAAACAATATACAAGAACGATGAACTAGGATTTAATATAGAAAAGAGAATTATAGGCATTACTGAGAGTTATGAAAATGGAAATAAAAAACTAGATATAGCTTTTGGAGATGACTATAACATAAAGAGAATAAAGGAGGCAATATAATGCGAAGTGGATTTTTTAATTCAGAAATAATAGGATATAATGCAGAAAATATGCCAGTATTTGACAGAGCCGAAGATGCTTCTTTTTTTGCTAAATACTTTAGTCAATTTATTTCAAATGGTGTATTTCCTAATCCCTCTACTAATATGCAAGTTTTAGCAACTGAAGGAATGAAAGTAAAGGTTGATATAGGCGTATGTTATATAAACGGTTATATGGGCTGGGTAGAACCACCAGAAACATTGATAATAGAAGAAAGCGATGTACAGTCAAGAATAGATAGGATTGTAGCGAGATTAGATTTTACAGATAAAAGCATAAACCCATTTGTAAAAAAAGGAACACCCTCAGGAAATCCAGTTGCTCCAGAGCTACAAAGAGATTACGATATTTATGAAATAGGATTGGCAGATGTAAGAGTAAATGCAAATGTAATTGAAATAACACAAGAAAATATAACAGACTTAAGGCTAAATACTGAACTTTGTGGAATAGTAGCAAATCAATTACAACATGTTGATACAACAACTTTATTTAATCAATATCAAGATTGGCTAAGAAGAATAACTAGAGAAGCAGAAAGAGACTTAGAAGAGAAAAAAATACAATTTGAAAAACAGTTTAGTACTTGGTTTCAAAATGTAAAAGATGCATTAGATGAAGATACAGCAGGACATCTTTTAAATCTAATTAATGAATTAAAAACAACAAAAGCAGACACACCTCGTCGCAAAGCACTTACTCTATTATCCTCAAACTGGACTCTCAACACCACAACAAATAAATACGAATACATAATAGAAGATAGTAATATAACAGAAAATGATTTTCCAGATTGTGCATTATCAGAAGAAGATAAAAAGAAAATATCAGATTTAGACCAGTATACAGAAAATGGACGTCTAATATTAACAACATCAAAGCAAGTTACAGAAAATATAAATATGACAGTAGTGTTAATTAGAACGGTAGCAGAAGGGAGTGGGACATAATGCAAGGAAGAAATAATTTAAGTCGGTACAAACATAGAAGAATTTATAAAAGGAATTACACAAGAAGCAAAAGCACAAGGTGTTGTAAATGCTGGAGATTTTGTGAGGTTTTTAAATGATTATAAAAATTTAAATACAATTAATGATATGTCAATAATGACTAATACTAATATATTGTCTTCTATGTCAGCTACAGCATTATCAGACACAAAAGTTTTTATTACATATTTAAATAATAACTATCTGCATGGAGCTGTTTGTAACCTAGATGGCACATCGATAGTATTGGGAACAGCTACAAAACTATGCACTTTAACATCTATTAATATAACATCAACTGTAAAATTAAATGATAGTAAGGTGTTTATAGGTTTTGCAAAAACAGGCAATGTTTATTATTATGGATTAGTTTGCAGTGTATCAGGAAATACAATAACAGCTGGAAATCAAGTATTGATAAGTGAAAGTTCCTCTTCTGTAACAAGGTTATCGATAGTTGCGTTAGCAGAAGATAAAATTTGTTTTTCGTATTATTGGTATAGTGCAGGAACATATCATATTTATAGTGTTATTTGCACAATTAAAAATCTTTCAATAACAATAGGGGAGAAAACACTAATATCAAATGTAGGTAACAGCATTTACAATCTAGTAACAGTAGCGTTAAATAATTCAAAAATAGCAATGCTATATAGTTATAAAACTTATATAGTAATAAATATTTGTGAAGTTTCCGAAAAAAATATTGTAGAATTAGGTTTTTCATTGAGTGACTTTGCTACTGATGTTGGAGTACATTTTTTATCTGCAACAGCATTAAATGAAAATTCAGTCTTTACAACTTTTGATTATAGTTCTGATAGATACTTGTATGGTAAGGTTTTTAAAATATCAGGAAGTACAATTACAAAAGGTGTTGATACACAGTTAAGTACAGCAAATTTCTCTGCATCTTTAGAAAGAGATTGCTCAATTTTAAGAATAGATGAAAGTACTGTAAATGTCTTTCATAATTACAACAGTTCACAATACCTTTATTCACTACTTTGCACAATAAGTGAAACAACAATAACAAAGAAAAATGATGTTCAACTAAGTTCAGTTCCAAAATCAGGTCTATATATAACAGCAATGGCATTAAGCGAAAAAGATGTTTTTGTTTTACATTCAGATGGCTCGCTTTATGGTTTAGCTGGAATTATTACAGATTATTTAATAACAAAATTAGCAAAAACAATAACATCATCAACAGAACAAATAAACGGAGTAGCAATAACCTCAGGACAAGCAGGAGAAACGGTAAGTGTAAAGAAACCAGATGTATAAAAGAAAGGAATGATTAAAATGAAATATATATTAACAAATAAAGATAATGAAATTATCGAAATATCTAATACTTATGAATTAGATGAAGAACACAGAAATATCATTGTAGATAATCACGCTATAGCATATGCACCAGATGAGGTCATAAATATGTTCAAGGTAGAAGAAATACCACAAGAAGTTTGTGAAGCAAAATATTGTTATACAGAAGAAAAAGGCTTTTACGAAAATGAAAACTATGTAGAGCCTATAAATCCAGACAAAGAAATGGAAGATTTAAAACAAGAATTAGCAGATACTCAAATGGCATTAGCAGAGTTATACGAAATGTTTATAGGAAGTGAGGTATAAGGTTATGGCTAAAAATTATTATAATTTAATAAAAAAAGGACTTAAAACAATAGAAGATGTACCCGAAAAAATAAGAAAAGATGTACAAGCTTTACTGGAAAGAGAGGGATAGTATATGACTTTAATGAACATTGTAGTTTTAGCAGTTAATTGCATAATCACAACAGTTTTAGGTATTTTAATAAATAAATTTGCAAACAAACTTGATAAAATAAAAAAAGAGGAAGAAGCCGAAAAAGAAGAAATAAACGCTAAAAATCGAGCAATAGAAGAAGGATTAGTAGCACTTCTTAGAAATGAATTAGTACGTAGATACAGAGAATATGAAACAGTAGGAGAAATTAGCATACTAGACAAAGAAAATTTTGAAGATATGTTTGAACAATATGAAAATTTAGGTGGAAATGGAACTATGAAAAAAATGGCTAAGGATGTATTGAATCTACCAATAAAAATAATAAAATAGGGAGGAAAATAAAATTATGAAAAATAAAATAATATTAATAATACTTGCTATTGTTACAATAATAGCAGGTATTTTTTGTGCAATTTATTTGCCAGAATCAGAAATAAATGACACAATAGACGATATACAAGATATTATAATAGATGAAATAAAAGAGATAGATAATGTTTCTACAATAGAAATTGAAGATTTATCTATTGAAGAAGAAATAAAATTAGAGGATCAAGAAGTAGAAAGTGAAAGTTTTGAATTACAAGGAGAAATTGCTTACGAGGGCGATAAAGCAAAATCGTGGGGAGTAGAGTTGGGCGATTATGCTGGACTTACATATTACAGTCAAGTAGATAGTAGGTGGAAAAATCATTCTTATACAAGTATAAATGATAAAACTCAAACTATAGGTTCAAGTGGATGTGGGCCAACAAGTGCCTCAATGATAGTTAGTTCCATAAAAGGGACAATAACACCAGACAAAATCGGCGATTTATTCGTCCAAAATCGGCTACCGTTCGGCCAATTCTGGGACGTATTGGTCAGCATTTAGAGCAGTAGCAGATGAATTTGATATAGGATATACAGAAACGAATAGCTTAGACAAAGCAGTAGAATTATTAAGAAATAATAATTATGTAATAGCAAGCGTTGGAAATGGACTGTTTACATATGGTGGTCATTTTATAGTTTTAGTGTCTGTTGATAATAATACGATAAAAATATATGATCCATATTTATATAATGGGAAATTTGATACAAGTACTAGGAGAGGCAAAGTACAAGTATCTGGAAATACGGTATATTGTAGTGTAGAAAACTTTAGGAAATATGCAAATTACAAGGGATTTTTTGCGTACAAATATGATGTTAATAGCACAATAACAGAAAATAGGACAGACAGCCAAGTAACAACAAATACAAATATAATTAACACAGTTGGAACAATAAAAACATTGTCAAACAATACAAAGTTATATACAAATTCTAGTATGAGTTCTGGATACAATTACAAAAAAGGAACAAATGTGCAAGTATTAGAAAATATAACGAGTAAAATTGATAAAGTAAAAATTGTAAAAACTGGATTAGTTAGATATATGTATAGCAGTGATACTAATACAAGTATTCCTACAAATGTTGAAACAAGTAAGTCTAGTGTTGTACTAAATAAGACATACACATTAAATAGTAATACAAAACTATATTCAAGTGCTAATTTAACTACTGGATATAACTATTTAAAAGGTACAAAAGTACAAGTCTTACAAAATGTAACAAGTTCAATTTCTAAAATAAAAGTAGTAAAGACTAATGTAATTAGATATGTAAATACAAAATATTTGAAATAATTTAAAAATTGCAAAAGGTAGATTTCTTTAGTCTACCTTTTAAATTTTTATATTTTTTTCGCTCAAATACTTATCAGCTCGTTCTTTTATCCATTCTGCAATGCTTTTGTAGTCTTTATCGTCCTTTATTGTTTGCTTTAATTTTTCGCAATATTCTTTATCTAAGTCAGCACCGAATTTTAAATATTTTTGTTTGTACCATTCATTTCTATTTTCTAAGTTTCTTCCCATATTTTCCTCCATTTTTATTGACAT